ACCGCAGGACTCGGCAGCGATGCCTCCTGCATCCGCTGGTTCTCACGTTGAACTGCACCGCGCCGTCCGCGCGTTGCTGGACGGCGTGAACGCCCGCTACGCCAAGAACCCGCGAGAGTGGACTTGCCCGCACATGCAGGCGCTGGACGACATGACACAATCGGAGCCGCAGCCCACGCTCACCGACGAGGAGCGGGAGGCATTTAAGTTGGCCTCTGAATGGTGCCGTGCATACGGCGGTGCCGTGTACGACGCGGGCCATGCTATTGAGCGATTCTTGGAGCGGACGAAATGAGACGCTGAAGTTCTGTGGACGAGCGAGACAATCAATGCTTGGGGATGTAGTTCAGTGGTAGAACGCGAAATTAAGCCCCGCGACAGCGCTGGGTGTACTTCCCTTTTCAGGCGTGAACCCCGGTTCGACTCCGGGCATCCCCATTTTTCATCCACAGAACGATGCGATCTGCGGCGCAGTCCGCAGCATCGCGTGGTTATGCTAGGCCAAACGGAGGGCGATATGTTGAGGGGCACATACAAGGCGAATAAGTTCGTTGGAGAAACCGAAAGTCAAGCCGTCGATGTTTTTTTGGCTGAGATCATTGAAGTCTGCCGCAAGCATGGGATGTCGATCTCTCACGAGGACGGGCAAGGCGCTTTTCAAGTCGTGCGGTTCAACGATTCGGATTCCGATTGGCTGATGTTTGCCGCGAACAAGACAGAGACGGCATAACACGCAGGATCAATGGCCGCGACGAAAGGATTCACTATGCCAAGACGGGTAAAGGAGCGGTCCATTGCATCCGCTGGTTATGGGCGTCCGCACTTCATTCGACGCCAGAAGCTTTGCGAGCTGTCGTCTGGAATGCGTGAACGTGCTGAGTGGGCCAGGGCGACCGCGGTAGAGAATCCGGCGTCGGTTGACGTTGACGACGAAATGCTTCCGTGGGTCTACAACGAAGCCGAAGGGATGTGGTTTAGTTTCGACGGCAACTATTCGGCGTTGAGCCCAGCTGAGAAGTGGGAACGGAAGGTGGAGCGCGATGCAAAGCTGGCCGACGAGGAAGCCGCCTACCAACGCTGGAGCGCCATTCGGCAGCAAGTGCTTGAACGCGATGGGCACACCTGTCAGCTTTGCGGGTTTGTGGCGACATCGAACCTGCACATTCACCACATCCTAAAGCGGACAGATGGCGGAACGGATCACCTCGACAACTTGCTCACGCTTTGTCCGTCTTGCCACAGCAAGGCGGATCGGAAGTTCTACAACCCCGACTGGACTCAGCCCCCGGTCGAATAAACCCATAACCAGTGTTTATGCTGACCCGCATAATCGCGGCCCCTGCTGCATAACACCCCGCCGAATCGGCGCCGCACGGCCGCGAGGCGCGAAACCGGGTGATTATCGTGACCCGCATATCACGCCGAGCGTTGCCGGCTCGCGCGCTTCGACGCCGGCTCGTCTCTGGTAAGCCGGTCGAGCGTGATGCCTAGGGCGTCGGCGATGGCTCGGGCGGTCGAGACCTTTGGATCTTTCAAGGTGTAGAAGACCGTCCGCGACAGGCCGGCACGCTCCGCGAGTTCGTCGAGGTGGATTCCTCGCCGCTTTGCCATCGCCTCGACCCGAAGGAATAGGGCCGACGCCTCCCGCGTCCGCGGCCTCCCGCCAGGGTGTCTATCGCGTGGGCTGGGCATGACGAGTTCCATCCCGTCGAGGTTACCCCGGTTTCCCCGGGCTTTCCTCGTTGGCGTCCCCGGACAGGATCGCAACGGTTGACAGTGGCGGGGGCAGGAGCGAACCCTACATAGGCGGATCGACCGGCACGACCGGCACGACCAGAACCCCAGCACGGAAGGACAAACACCGCACGGATGCGTGACCTATAACCCACAAGGGAGGGCACGCGATGAGACTCGACGACTTTCTGAACCAGATTTACGTTCCGCTGAAACTTCGCGGCCGCAGCCAGGAATCGATCCGGCTTCTTCGGCATGCGATCACCCAGTTCTCGCGGTGGCTCGGTCGCCCGGCGGTGCTCGAGGATTGCGACGACCTGGTGGTGAGCCAGTTTCTTGCGAAGCGCGGCGAGAAGCTCGCCCCGGAGTCGGTAGCCCGCGAGCGGTCGGGGCTTCTGGCGATCTGGAATCTGGCCCAGGCTCGCGGCATGGTGCGGCTCCGGCCTTGCGTCTCGACCGAGCTCGTGCCCGAGCGGACGCCGCGGGCACTGACCGAGGAGGAGCTCGCGCGGCTCTTCGCCGTGGCGGAACGGAGCACTGGCTGGGTCGGGCCGGTTCCGGCGAAGGTGTTTTTCCCGACGCTTATAGCGGTGCTCTTCTACTCCGGCGAGCGCATCACGGCGACGCTGTCGATCGCCCGAGACAGGTATCGGCGGCCGTGGCTGATCGTGCCGCCGCACACCCGGAAGGGGAAGAAACGCGAGCGAATCTATGAGCTCCCGCCGTGGGTGTGCGACATGCTCGACGAGATGCTGAGTTATCACCGGGCCGAGCGGGTGTTTTTCTGGGGCGCGACGATGACCGCGCTCCGGAAACGCTGGAAGACGCTCACGCGGCGGGCCGGGCTCGGCGACGGGCGGGATGTTCAGTTTCACGTTCTCAGGCGTAGCACCGCCTCACATCTGGACGCTGCCGGCGGGGATGCCACGGCATACATGGGACACAGCAGCGACACCGTGACCAGGCGGAGCTATTTGGACGTTCGGATCACGGGAGCCAAGAAGCCGAAGGCTTGGGAGTTGCTCCCGACGATCAGGCCCGGCGACAATCCGGGGCCGGTCGCAAAATCGCCCGTGGCGCGGTAGGTTGAGGCCCCCAATCGGAGGACACCATGCGAATGATCGCCGCGGTTGTGGCCGTCTTGCTGCTCGGGCAGATGACGGCGGAGGATCGAGCCGAGCGGCTCGCGAAGATGGCACAGCGGATCGACGTGCAGGCGGCCGCCGGTGAGGTCGGGGAGTGGCAGAACGTGCTGCGGTATGCCCTCGGCAACCGCGACGCCGATTTGGCGAAGAAAGCCCGCGAGGGCGTGAAGAATGCCAAGCGCGACCTGACGCGTGCAAAGGCGAAGAGCCAGCGCGACTACATGGAGCGAGCGAATCGCGTCACCGAAGACCAGGGCAGGCTGGAGGGCGAGCGGCAGGATCGGACGCCGGATCACGGCCTTTCGCCGGGCGAGTATTTCCTGGAGCGAATCCGGCACGCCGGGCCGCTGCTGATCGGGGGCGTCGCTCTCCAGGAGAACGAGATCGGGCACCCGGAGGTCACGGTTTGCGTTGGGAACTTGACCGACCGCACGATCGAAGCCTTCGACGTGGAGGTTGAGTGCTGGAACGCGTTCGATGAGCCGATGGCCGTGCTCGGCCGAAACGAGTTTGGGGCGACCAGCCAGGAGCCGATCCGCGAATCGGAGGTCACGACGGCGACGTGGATGATCCCGCTCCGGGAGAACACCGCGAAGGTGGCCGTCCGGGTGGTCCGCGTGAAACCCGCCTACGGGAACGTGTGGGAGCAGACCCGCGAGGAAGCAGAGCGGGCGCCGGGGGCGATCGTCACGGCGAAAATGCGGCGGTGAGCCGCTACCGTCACCCGACGACCCGTAGCCCTGCCGGCAGATAGCACGTCTCGCGGATCGCCTCGACGAACGCGGCCGACGGGGCCATCGCTTCCTCGACGGTCAGCAGCCGGTCGCCCGGGGCCAGGGCCAGCGGGCCCGGCCGCGAGTAGGGCGAGCGGTCATACCATCGCCTGGTTCGCATCACGACCCCGTAGAACGCGAGGTACACGTTGGCGGCCCTGGTATACCAAAACGGGTCTAGGGGCAAATCTGGAGTTCGCGAGAGCGTCGCGATGGCCATCGTCTCGCATTCCCGCTCCATCGCGAGGATCAGCCCGACCGCGGCCCGCAGCTGCTCGGGCGTCATTTCCACGACCCCGGCCAGCCACGCGTCGAATGCCTGTTGTGGGCACGCGCCGCCGGCAAGCTTGGCCGTCCATGCCGACGTTGCCGCCTGCGATTGCCGGAAGTGCATGTATTCGTGGAGGAACACCGACAGCCAGACCTCGGTGCTCCCGCCGGTCGCGACGACGAACTCCGCCTGGTCCTCATCGAAGTAGCCGCCGACCGGGGAGCCGTGGCAGTCGGCTTGCTCTGCGTCCACCAGCCGCACCTCGATCTCCGCCTCCTCGAGCTCGGCGATGACCGTCTCGATCCACGCGCAGGTTTCCGGCGGCAGGTCGCGGACGGCGGCGGGCATGGTGTCACCTCCGGGGGAGTTTGAAAAACGCGATCACCGCCACGAAGACGATGTTGGCCGAGTAGTTGACGATCAACGGCCATTCGCTCATCGGGGCCACGTAGGCCAGCGTGAGGATCTCGCCGATCCCCCACATGCCCAGGAAGCCCCACGAGATTCCGGCCGACGACCGGGTGCGCCACGACTGCACGGCCTGCGGCAGACCGCAGAACGCGAGGAGCGCGGCCCCGGCCCAGCCGATCGACTCCTGGACGGTGGCGGTGGTGAGCGGCTCGATCATGCCGTTTGCCTCTCCGGGCGCGGGTGGATGCCGGCCAGACCGACCACGGCTTCGAGCCCCCGCCAGAACCCGAGCATGGAGAGCGTGGGATTCAGCCAATCGGACATCACGCAGAAATCGGTGGCGAAGGGGCTGGAGTGGTGCGCGGCGTGCCCGTCGGGCGACGACAGCACCCCGAGGAGCTGGAGCCCGCGGATCGGTCGGGAGCACCGCTGGTGGGCCCACCCGTGGATTTCGTTGGCCTGGGTGGCGAACGCCGCGACCAGGGCTAGCCAGTGCTGCCCGAGGGCCAGGGCCGCGCCGGCGATGGCGGCCGTCGGCAGGACGGTCGTCCAGTTGCGGGTCCAGTAGCCGCCCTGGAGGAACGCCCGGGGCTCCGAATGGTGGCGGATGTTGGGCGCGACGACATGCGGGCCCAGGATCGGCCAGGCGGGGTTCCCGTAGCGGTCTTCCCACCAGTGCACGATCCCGGTGGCCAGGTCGGCTGCCAGCCATGCGGACAGGATGTAGGCGGCGATCATGCGGCTCTCCCCGTGTAGGCCGTCCAGGCGCTGAGCACGCGGCGGCGGAGCTCCTCGACCGTGCCGTCGTTCGTGATGACGGCGTCGCAATCCTCCGGGCCGATCTGGTGGTCGCTCTTGTGCGAGCCGCGCCCGAGCCCCGGCCGGTCGATCCACCACACCTCCCCGCCGCGGTCCCGGACGGCCGCGACCTCGTTGGGGAATCGGGTGCCGCAGATCGCGAACACGTCGGCCCAGCGCGACGCCTGGAGCCGGTCGATGCGGAGCATCGTCAGCCGCACCCACAGGTCGGGATGCACGAGCTCGCGGCCCCATTCCGTGCCCAGCGTGCGGAGCAGCTGTCGCGGCACGAGCTCGAGGCCCCCGGCCGGGATGCCGGTCTCTTTCTGGGTCCGGTCGCGGAGCAGATCTTCGTCGATGTCGAACATCGCCGCGATCCCGCGATAGATGGGATCGGCCCATTGGATGTGCCGCGCCCCCGGCACGAGCGATGCCGCGAGCGTCTTTCCGGAGCCGATCGAGCCGGCGAGTCCTACGATCCGCATGCCGCGGTCTCCTTCATCGTGTCGAGCCATCGCTTCAAGTCCCAGAACTCGTAGAACACGGGCCGCCCGAGCGACAGGAACAGCCGCACCTCCGCATCGGCCCCGCTGGATTCGTGCTGGCGGTAGTCGATCACGGCGTCGGTGGCCGTCAGCCGCAGACAGGCATCGCAGCGGAGGATGATCTCGTTGTCGTAGTCGACCCAATCGCGGTAGGGCCGCGGGTTGTGCAGGTGCTGGAAGTGGCTCCAGAGCGGCGCGATAGGGATCACGCCCAGGTCATAGAGGCAGTCCCACATCCGCATCTGGAACCGCGTGTTGATCGCGGCGTCGCCCTTGGTGTAGGGGCTCGCGATGTAGACCCATGGGCGGCTCATGACTGCCTCACCTTCCCGCCGGCGATGCGGAAGTTCTCCACGTCGAACTGGCCGTCGGAATCGGTTCTGACGATCGCGGCGCCGTGGTTCCACTTGTTCAGCCTCGCGTAGTCCGGATGCAGATCGCAGAGGCACCCGGTGCTCCAGCAAAACACCTCCCGGCCCCACATGTCGGGTTCGCAGTGGCCGCTGGTGCGGTGGCCGTGGCCTTCGAGCACGGTATGGTGGAGCCGCAGGAATGCCCCCCGGGCCTGGTTGACCGGCGCGGAGATTCCGCTGCCCTTTTCATGGCCATGCAAGAGCGGGAGTTTGCCGGCAAGGATCGGCCGCTTGTCGCCGACCAGGGCGATGCCGTGGCGGTCGAGCTGGAGCCAGTTGTCGAGGCCCATGATGGGGTCGTCGGAAATCTCCGGGGCGTGCTGGTGGAGCCACAAGTCCCACCTCTCTTCATGGTTGCCCTTTTTCAGCACGATCGGGATATCGGGAAACTCCTGCCGCAGCCACGCGAGCATCTGCCGCTGGGCCTCAACCTCCGCCTTGAAGTTCCGCTTTGCCGGGTTCTTGTCCCACCGCGAGATCGAATAGAAATCGCCGATGTCGCCGTTGAGCACCAGGGCGTCGATCCGCGACTCCTTGCAGTGCTCGACCGCCAGCCGTAGGGCGGCCTCGTCGTGGTAGGGCACATGGATGTCGGATAGCACGCCGATCGCTCCCGTCACTTCGAGCACGTAGGGCTCCCACGGCTCGGCGCGGCTCGCGGGCATCGCCTCGACGGGGGCGTTGCGTTGCGGTCGCATCGTGCCGCTGCCAGACGACATGATCGCTTTGCGGTTCTTCTTGCCCTGGAGGCCCAGGTGATAGCGAATCCGCATGTAGGCTTGCTCCAGCGTGATTGCGCCGTTGGCCTCCGCCTGCAATCGCCGGCCGAGCGTCCGCGCCGGGGCGTCGGGGTGGAGCTCGACCAGCCGGCGGGCGATCTTCGTGATCTCGTCGCCGGCTGTTTTTCCTTTGACTGACATGCTGCCTCCCTGCGTCAGTTTGGGCCCTACGGTTTCACGATATTCGCGGTGAGCAACTTCGAAAACGGGAGAATCGCGTGGCGTGCCTTCATTGGTTTTGTGTGGTTTCTGTGGGCTCGGATGCCGTGGATCCAGGGGGCATTCCGAGCCACTTCTCCCCGACTTTGTTCAGCAGGGCCTGCCGCTTGTCGCACCCGCAGGGGCCGCCCACGATTGCCTCGACGCGGTCCTTCGTGATTCCGACCGCGGCGAGGCCGGCGGCAGCCAGGTCGCCGAGGCCGGGGCCTGGCTGCACGCTGCACAGGCGGCGAATCGGCGGCTTTGCGCCGCACAGACGAAACCCGCACCGCCGGCACGTCCCGCATTCCGCGTCGTAGGCGAAGTCGCAGTCCGTCACCATTGCCAAGTTATGCCTACGGTGACGTTGAAAAAGGCTTTGTAGGTGGGCAGGGACCCGCAGTTGACTGGCCCGCCAAATGGATTGTAGAGGTCACTATCAAAGCCGTTTCCGGTATGCGCTGCCGTGAGTGTTTCCGAGGCCGTTGACCCATACTCCAATGCGCAAAGCGTTGATGTTAGCGATACCTCCATGTCGTATCGCTGGAAGCAAGGAAATCCAACGTCGCAAAACTTCATATACAATCGCGAGTTATAGAGCCCGCCTTCCGTCGCGCACCTGATTTCATAGACAACTTTCGTGCCGTCTGCCAGCGTCGTGCTATACATGAAATAGTCAGCAAGGTTCTTGCCGGCGTATGACAAGACATACGTTCCGCCCACTTGCGCAGCCGCACCTGCCGCCGTGCAGCTACCAACGCTACCGCTTGCAAGGCTTCCAAGCGTCACCGCTGCTGTCACGGTCAGCGGGGCATAGCCGTATGGGTCAGCGCATGTGCAGGCCTTTGGCGGGCAGCAGCAGTCCGTGTGGGTCGCCAGGGACGAGCCAACCTTGAGCAGCGACGACCCTTGCTTGATCAGCGGCACAGTGACACCTACGGGCAGGAGGTTGTCGTGATCGTCACGTCAGTTGGGTCTGGCGAATCAATGAACGTGCTAATCTTCTTTCGCGTGAACACGAGGCCCGAGCCCATAAGAGACACGCCAGTAATCACGTCGAGCTGCGTCGGCTCGGCCCAGACGAGATACCAGTACCCATTCGCCCCGCGGGCGACCTCGACCCACCGGCCGGACGGAACGGTAACCATCTTGTTTACGCAGTTGTCTAGCGTGGCCGACGATGTCGTCTCGCTGGGCGGCGTTCCGGCTTCCCAAAGGGCAATCGTCGCCGTCGTGTCCTTCGTCCAGGTCGTCGTCGTCTTCCCGAGACGCAACGAATCACCGCCTTCGCCCATGCGCACGGCACACCACTTCGTCCCCGTGCCGCTCGGCTTGTAGAGAATCCTCGCGGAGCCGCTGCCACCCGACGTTAGCTGCGTCCGGTCCGAGTTCTTCACGTCGCAAAAACCGTGCGCCGCATCGACGACATCAATCTGCACCTGGCACACGCCCGAGATCCACGCCCGGCCGACCTTCCCGTTGGCGATCGGCTCCAGGCAGATCAGGAACTTCCCTTTGTGGTCGGCGGTCGTTGGCGTTACCCCGGTGAACGCGACCTGATTCTGGAACGACGCGAGCGCGGCCGACGGCGTGAAAATCACCCCGCTGATCCCGAGCACGCCGAACCGCGAGACGGTGGACCCGCTGGAGTTCTTGACGAGCACGATGTCGGCCTGGCGGAACTGCTGCGGGCCGTTTGCCGGCAGCGTCGCGCCACCCTGCCGGTGGGCCTCCGCGGCATCCAGGCACGCGTTCCAGGCCGCGGCCGGGATTTGCAGCTTGTCGCCGCTCGATGCGCGTTTGAATGGATCGCCGGCCATGGTCAGAGCCCCAGGAGCGTGAAGTCGGCCGACTCATAGACTCGCTCGACATAGGCCGCGATGGGCCGCTTGACGAGCGCGTTTGCCGAGGTGTCCTCCGCGTCCGCGAATCGCACCCAGAGGTATTCCCAGCCCTTTTTCGCCGAGACCGTGATGCCGCCGCCGATCGATAGGCTGGAGACGTTCGGGCTGGCCGCGAACTTGAACGCGATCTCCCAATCGTCGATGCCCGTCTTCGTGCCGCTCGCGCCCAGGAACAGCACCTCACCAGCCGCGAACCCGCGGAACGCGGCGTTGTTGGTCTTCCCGGTGCAGTTGAAGAGGTTCATCTTGTACGTGCCCGTGACCACGGAGCCCTGCACCCTGTATGTCTCGGTGAAGTTGAACACGGGCACGGTGACATCGGTGCCGTCGACCGAGTCGCCATTTACCCCGATCGCACCGTAGAAGTCTGGCGCCGTGGCTCCTGAAGGAGCATGGCGGCCGATGGTTTGCAGGGATTGCGTGATGTGAGCGGTGCCGCCGCCCGTCTCAAACGTGTATTGGCTTTCCCGGCGCGATTCATAGGGAACGGTGCAGGCCCAGACCCCGCCCCCGAGCGGCTCGGCCGACACCTCCATTCGGCGGAGGTCGTTGACCGTGGCAGGGGCTTCGGCGAGCAGCGCGTCAAGCACGTCGGCTTCGCTAGTCGTGCCCGTGACGATGTATTTGAGCTCGCCGGTCGAGATCAGACCGTCGGAGAATCGGCGCGAATCGAAGGCCTCGAAGATGCTGACGCTCATTGGAAGACGACTCCCGCTTGCTTGACGCCGTTGTCGATGCTTTTGAGCAGATCGGCCGAGCGTTCCGTGGCCTTGGCCGTGCGGTCGGCGAGCGAGCTCGAGCCAAGGCTTCGGGCCGCCAGCGCGTTGAAGGTGCCCTTGCTCTCGATCTTGGATTTCTCCTGCGAGAGCATCGCGGGGATCGCGACGCCGCTGCCGCGGGCGTCGGTGCGCTCCATTTGCTCGCGCTCTTTCTTGGCTTGCTCACGGGCCTTGTTGAACTCGCCGCGGGCGCCCTTGACCTTCCCCTCCGCTTCTTGACGCTGCCGCTGGAACTCCGCCTGGCGGCCGTCGTCCGCCCGCTGCTGGTCTTGCCCTAGGTTGGCTTGGGCGTCCTGCCGGTTTCGCTCGATCTCTGCCTTGCGGTTTTTGCGGCTCTCGTTTCGGTTCCCGATGACCGTATTTTGCTGGTCGTCGGCGGCTTTCCACTTGGCGTTGGTCTCGTTGTCGATCCGATTGATTTCCGCGTTGACGTTGATGTCTTTGTCGAAGAGCGCCTTCAACTGCACCCACGCTTTTTTGATGAATCCGATGGAGCTGGCCCAGGTTTTCGTGAGGACGTTGGTAAAGATGGCCCAGGTGTCGGCCAGGAAGTCGACGGTTTCCACCCAGCCGTTTTCCACCATCGCCCACGCGTCGATAAAGTAGCCGGCGGCGGTGAATGACGCGTTGCTCCAGACCTGGAAAAAGAAATCTTTCGCGTTGATCCAGAGTTGGTTGAGCGCGTTGACGCCCTTTTCCCACTGGAGTTTCAGCCCGAGCCACAGGATTTTCGCGGCCAGCTCGATATCGCCCGCCATGAGAGCGTCGGCGATTCCTTGGAATGCGGCGCTGGCGTCGTCCCACAGCGACATGAAAGCGTCGGACAGCCATTTCATGGCTTGCTCGCCGACGCCCGACGTGTAGAGCAGGTAGGCCCCGAGAGCCACGACTCCCGCGATGACCATCCCCATCGGCGTGAGGATAGCCGCAAGCACGGACCCGATCACGGCCATGGCGGTGGCGGCGATCGACGCCACGGTGGAGAGCACCCCGAACACGCTGCCGACGGTCGCGATGACCTTTCCGATGACGACGAGCGCCGTGCCGGCCGCGACGACGATGGAGGCGAACCGCGCGATCCCTTGAATGAGAACACGGTTCGCCCGCACCCACGCCGTGGCCCGCTCGACGACCCTGGCCAGGGCGCTCGGCCACCGCGAGAGCAGCGGCAGCACCGCCGACCCGACGGCGTCGCGGAACGCCTGCATGGCGTTTGACAGCCGCAGCAGCGCCCCAACGTAGGCTTGCACATTGCTGGCGTCGCGGCGGGTGGCGAACCGCCCCGACTCGACGGCCGAGCGTGCGAACGAATGGGCCATCGCCGCCAGCGGGGCGCTGACCGCGGCGCCCATGGCCGCGATCTTGGCACCCTGCCAGGCGACGCTATGACCGAAGTCTTTCAGCGCCACGCTGGCGTTGTGCAGCGGGCGGGAAATGCCGTCGCGGAGCGTAAGCTCGATGTAGGCCGCGCCCGCCCGAATCGCCGAAGATGACACGTCATGCCCTTTCGTCGAGGAAGATGGCCTTTAGGATCGTGATGGGGGCTTTGATCCGCGGTGCTGGTGTGGGGTCGGTGAAGGGGTTGAAGTCGTCGTCGGAATACGGCGACGGCTTGGTCTTGTGGTCGCGGTGAATGTTGGCCATCGTGCTGCACACCCGAGCCGTCCTCCGCCATTCGTCTCGTCTTCGTCCGTCTGCCATCCACGCCAGTTCCCGCATCGACAGCGGGCCCGGGTCTACCCCGACAACGCCGGCGAGCTGGTAGACGAGCTTCCACGCGTCGGCGGCGGTGAATCGAGGTCGATCGGGGCGTTGAGAATCTCCTCGAACCTCCGCTCGATCGCCGGATCGTTCAGCCGCACCACCGCCAGCTCGCTCGCCCGCTCCCGCAACTGCTTCGCTTTCTCCCACGCCGTCCGCGCCGCTGGGCGGCGGGACGGGTGGGAAATAGAAAAAAGCGACTCCGCGAGCGCCTCCTCGGCCGCCAAGAGCACATCCCCCGACATCGCCTGGCCGAACTGCTCGTCGGTCAGGTTCCGCGCGTCTGCCTCCGGCTTGCAGATCGCGTAGAGCACGTCCACGAACAGCACCACGTCGCCCATGAGCTTCCCCATGAGCGAGCCCTCGACGAACTCCATGAGGTCGACGGAGAGCAGCGTGCGGACTCGTTTGACCGTGTGGGTGCTGATCGCGAGCGACCAGACCCGGCCAGCGGTGTCGGTGAAGGTTTGCATGCTCAGCTCCCAGTTGAGGTGAACCAGGTCGGGGCGATGGCCACGCCAGAGTTGTCGAACGCCGGCGTGGGCTTGGCCGACACGTCGAACGTCAGGGCCCCTTCCAGCGGCTGACCGGCCTGGAAGTTGAACACTTCGCAGATCGCCCGGAGGCCCTGCGAGCCGGCCGTGGTGATCGGGCCGTCGAGCGCGAGCAGCTCGATCGACGCGCCGTTGAGGTAGCTGCCGAGGAGTGCCGTGTAGTCGGCATCCACGGCCACCGCCCGCAGCTGGAAGTCGATCGACGCGTCTTTGAGCGCGCCCTTGCGGGTCTTCCAGGGGTTGGCCCGGCTGGACGTTTCCGCTTCGGTCTTCGAAAGCGCGACCGTCACGTCGCCGACGTTTGGAATCTCGTTCCAGACCGGCGACGCGTTGGTTCCGGTGTTGCGGTAGAGCTTGCAATCCAATCCGATCTTTGACATCGAAAATCCCTCCTTGGGGGTTTGGTTAGCGGACGCTGTTGGCCCAGAGGGCCGGGAGTCGGTCGAGGTTGTTCATGAGGGCAGGCCCCATGAATGGGCGTGCGGGGTAGTTGGCGATTCCGCCGTGGGCGGCGACGGCCGCGCGGGCGCGTCGCTTTTCGGCCTGGAGCCGCGCCTTGCGCGTGTTTCCGAAAGCGTTCTCGGGCGCGGTGTAGATGAACCGGAGGCTCTTATCCACCTGGGCAGGGCTGGTGAACTTGATGTAGGCGGTGCCGCTGGAGTCGGGGATCGGGCCGTGGCCGCCGACCTCGAGCTTCCAGTTCGTTCCGGCGATGACGGCCTCCGACTCCGAAACCCCGCGGAGCGACCGCGGCCGTTGCGTGCCGCCGTGCTCGTGCACGCGGGCCACGTCGGAAATCAGCGTCGCGCTCGGGCCGATGACCACGGTGTGGTCGCCTTCCACCGCGAACAGGATCGAGTTGCGGAGGGCCCCCCGGCGGGTGCTCGGCGGGCTTCCCGGCTGGCTGGCTGTCTGCCGCGTCCGAATCAGCCGGCGGGCGGCGAGCCGCAGGCCCGCGCCGGCGTGGCGCAGGTTCTGAAACGCGGCCCGGCGGACGGCCTTTCGCACGGCGTCGGTGTTGTCGACCACCCGGACGGCTGTCATTCGGCGGCCCCCTGGCGGGGCGGGCGGTCGAGTCGCGACAGGATTTCCTGCTGACCGGCGGCGATCTCTTCCAGAATCTTCGTCTGTTGCACTCGGTTGTCGGTGAGCTGCTCCAGGGCGTCGGCCTGCCGCTCCTGGGTCTTGGTGGTGCTCGCCAGGAATGCCGAATGGGCGGTCACCGTAGGCACCAGAACGGAGTCGTGGAGGCGGTCGGTCGCCGCGCCGACCCAGTAGAGGACGACCGACAGGATGGCCGTCGGCACGCCGACGACCCTCACGAACTGGATCCCGAGCTCAAGCCGATCCCGTGTCTGCTGTGTCACGATCGCACCTCCTGCCGCTTCCGCCACCAGCGCACGATCAGGGCCTGGACGATCGCGGAGATCGCCCACGTCAGCAGGAACGTCGTGAGGGCGAACCCGCACCGCTCCGAATACAGGTCGAGCACCCGCCGCTCGGTTCGCTCGCGGAGCACGCGTTCGTAGTCGGTGCCCTCGCCGGCCACGTCCATTTCCACGTCGTCGGGCATCTGCCGCATGGCCACCGCCGTGATGGCGTCGGCCTGGTCGCGGCCGAGGGCCGCCCGGCGGAGCGGGTGCAGGGCCAGGCGGCGCCAGACGGCTTCGCGGGCTTCGGCGAGGTCGAGGTTGGAGGGGCTGGCGTTCATCGGTGCTGGCACCTCCCGCCGGGGCACGAGCACCGCGCGGCCGCCAGCTGGGGGGCGGAGCCGGGGGCGGCCGGCACCGCGGCCAGGAACAGCCGGAGCCGCGTCGAGCAGCTGCCAGCCGTCAGCCCCCGGGCCTCGCCGAACAGCACGCCGGCCAGTTCGCCCGCCGCGTTGAACATCGGGCCGCCGGAGTCGCCGTTTCTGGCCGTGGCCCGGCACTCGACGAACTCCTTCGGGTGGGCCGGGGTCGGCGAGAGGTATTCGGTCACCACGCCGGTCTGCTCCAGGTAGCGGCCCTCCATGCCGAATCCGGCGATCGTCAGGCGGTCGCCGAGCCGCGGGGCCTGGGCCGCGATCTGCACCGGATAGGCGGCGGGCCGCGGCACGGCGATGGCGGCCAGATCCCAGGCGTCGTCCCACGCGAGCACGCGGCCGGGGGTTTGCGAGCCGTCGGGCCATGCCACCTTCACGTCGTTGCGCTTGTCGCGGACGACGTGCCAGTTCGTGAGCACGATCCCGGTCGTGCCGGTCACCCGCACGAGCACCCCCGAACCCATGTCGAGCGACGGGCCCGCGTGGCCGGCGGTCACCCTGGCGACGACGGGCCGGGGGCGGCCGACGGTGCGCTCGGATGGCCGTGGCTCGACGCCGGCCGGGTCGGGGGCCGCCGCGGCGAACACGGGCTCCACGACCGGGGCCGGAACGGGATCGGGCACCGTGCCCGTGCCCTCGCACACGGGGCACGGCATGAGAATCGGCGGCTCGCCGGAGACCCGGCGGCCGTCGCAGCCCGCGCACTCGGCGCCGCCGGTGTCGGATGCGATGAGGAGGATGAGGATCGACGCAAGGAGTTTCATGGGATCACCCGGCCGCTGGCCGGCTCCAATCGTCGGGGAGGGTCACGGATGCGATCGCAAACGATCCACGCCATGCGGAGCGAGCCGTTCGCTCAGAGTCGTATCTGGTGATCGTGTAGGAGTCCGGATAGGCCATGAGCCGCTCGTCGGCGATCCACTGGCACCACGGCACCGCGTGGCCGTTGCGGCCGACCGAAACCGCGTAGCCGTGGAGCACCAGGCAGACCGCTTGCTCATAGGACGCCGGGAAGATCACCTCCAACGGCCGGAAGTTCTTCGCCGTCTCGCGCCACCCCTCCGGGAACCGGCCGAGCGACACCCACGGGCCCGCCGACTGGTTGGAGTTGCCCCCGCCGCTGGTGCCCGTGAGCGCGTGGGCGAAGCCGTAGTCGGCCGGCTGAAGCGTCTCGGGCAGGAAGCCGCGACGCACCGCGATTTCGAGCACGGCCCGCACATTCGCGCCGCCCCACTTCGACGGGTTGGCCTCCGCATAGATGCTCAGAGGCGACACCCACACCGAACCGAACCGGCTCGACTCTGGGTAGCGGGCGTCGGCCTGCGGCCCGTTGGGGTAGATCACGCCGCGGGCGCGGTTGCGGGCGGCCTCGAAGTTGGCCCGCAGCGAGTGGCAAGTGCACTCATGCGTGCCCGGTCGGCCGTCCCCCGGCCCCTGGTTGGTGTAGCGGTCGAGGAAGTTCATCGCCCACGTCTTGGCCGCATCGTTTTCGCGGGCCTTCGCTTCCCAGTCGCGCGGCTCGATCCACAGGGCATCCGGGAACTCGCGGGCCGCAGACCCGCACACGTCGCGGAGCGCGTCGTCGGTGTCCTCCGCGGCCAGGTGGTCGGGGTAGCCGTCGTGCTGCTGGATCGGGAACACGTCGATCAGGCTCGGGTCGATCATTCCACGGCCCTCCCGATCTCGTCGGCGGTGGTCGGGGCGGCCACGATCGACAGCACCGCGGAGCCTGACAGCACGACCAGGGCGGGCAGACCCTTTGCCTTGGCGGCATCGACGGCCGGCTGATACTGGGCGGGCACCTTGTCGGCCCCGTTGACCGTGTCCACCTCAAAGAGTGTGGCCACGACCGATCGCTCGCGGTTGAGCTTGTCGAGCCCCACGGTGACGCCGGCCGGGATGGCCGCGTCGCTTTTTTCATACACGTAGACCGCGGCGCTTGCCTTGGCCGGCACCACGGGAACGACGGGCACGACCGTCGTCGGCCTGGTCCAGACGGGGATCGTCGGCATCGGCGGGAGGCCGATGAGCAGCACGAGTCCGGCGGTGAGGAGGAACACGGCCCGGATCACGGCGTGGAGCCCTCTGGCTTCAGGAGCTCGGCATGCAGCTGGAGCGCGATCTGCACCGCGGGGGTTTTGCCCTGGGTGCGGAGCCGCGTCGCGAGATCCGAGACGATCCGCACGTCGTCGGTGGGCACCTTGGCGCCGCCGCCGGGCCGCGGCACGAACTTCGTCGCGGCGCGGACGGCCAGCACCACGCCCGAGATCAGGCACGCGGCGGCGACGACGACCTGGAGGACGGTGAAGAGGTTCATCGGGTTCCCTCCGCGGCGGCAGCTGCGGCGGCGGCCGCCTCGCCGAACGACACCACGAACCGCACCAGGGCCTCGCCCTCGGGCGTTTTCAGAATCGCGGCGATGTGGTCGACCAGCTGGTCGTCGAGCTTGGTCTCCGTCTTCGACGCCAGCCATTCGGCCAGGTCGGCGAAGATGAGCGACCGCTTCGCGGCGTCGGGCTCCGCGAGCCACCGCTGCCCGAAGCCGAGCACGGGCATCCATTGGTTGACCAGCCGGATCTGCTCGACGATCGATGTGATGGGTGGCATGGGGGCTTCCTTGGGGTTATCTGTGCAGCGTGTAGGTGAAGGTGACCACCGACGTGAAAAGCCGCTTCTCGGTGAGGTGGGCCGGCGAGAAGATCGCCTTGTTCTCCGCGCGGGTGAAACTCGCGGACGGAAACGCGGCGAGGGGCCGGGCGGCCATCACGGCGTCGATCACCTCTTGCGTTAGGTGCATGAGCGGATCGACCGAAGCCGGGTCGGTTCCGGCCACCTTCCGCTGCACCGCGACATCGACGGAAACGGAGTGATTCGTTCGCGCCCGGTCGAGGTTGGTCATCGCGTTCCCCTCCGGCACGACCGTCACGCGGACGCCGTCCATTTCTTTGAGGTCGAACGCCGGCGCGTAGTCGCGTTTCAGCGACACCGGGAGCGAGAACGTGGCGGCCTCGAGCTGCTCCAGAACCGCGTCGGCGATGTCGACGATGACGCTGGGCATCAGGCACCGCTCCCGATCTGGCGGGTGTGAATCCGGATCGTCTGGCGGAACGCGTCGGCGTATTTCCAGTGCTGGCCCTGGCTCCCGAGCGGTAGCACCTCATACACGTAGACCGTGCCGTCCTGGAGCTCCTCGACGCGGTCGCCGACCTCCGGGAGCGCCTCGACGCCGTCGATGGCCAGGTCGCACACCCGCACGAGGTAGTCGCGGGCCTCCGACCGGACCACGATCCCGTAGCCGTCGTCCTGCTGGTATTCCGTGCGGCCGATGGTGGCGAGCAGTTCGACCGAGCGATCGCCGCGGCGGTAGGTCACCGGGCTGGTCGCGTAGTCGTGCCGCTGGCGGCCGAGCCAATCGGAGGTGGTGCGGAAGAGGTTGGTCATGGTGTCATCGTTGGCAGTGGCCACGTTCATCGCTCGGCGCGAGCGGGCATCAGAATCTCGACGTGAGGGCCGCTTGGATCGTCGTGGCGGCGAGTGCACATCCGGCGTCGTTCAGGTGGATACCGTCGCCGGTGTAGGTGTTGATCTGCGTTACCGGATTGAACATCGTCCCCGTGCCAGAAACGAACGCGTTCTTCGATCCGCCGATCGACGACATGGTGGACGCGAGCGCGGTTCGGAGCGTGGCGAGGTTCGACTCGTTGGTGGTGTTGCCGGTGGGGAATGGCGACAGAACGACGCACCATGTGGACGGGTAGAAAGTGTTCCAGTAGTTGATCCATGCCGTGAGGTTGGCTTGGGTAGTCGCGGTCGTGACGCCCTGGATCACGTCGTTGATTCCGTGCTCCCAGAACACCATGAACGGCGGATCGTTGACCGTGTAGCGTCCCGTGAACGCCCGCAGGTATTCGTGCTGCGTGGACTGGCTCCCCGAGATCGCCTTGTTCAGCACGCGGGTGTTGATCTGCTTTGTGTCGCGGAACCAGTTCCGAATGAGGTATGGGTAGGATTGCGCGTATGAGGTTCCCGTCCCTGCCGTGATTGACGTTCCGTTCCAGACGATCGTCGGAAGGTCCGCGGTCACGTCGAAATCGCACTGGTATCCCTGAGCCGACCAGCAAAGGTGAACAGCCGACTTTGCGCGGACAGTCACGCGAAGAGCAGTGAACGATGCGCCGTTAGCAACGGTGGCCGTGCTGGTGGCAGAGAGGGCCGTGCCGGTGAGCGTCACCGTCCAGCCCGACCCGCTTGCTGAAACAACCTCGCAGTCGGACGGAATGGTGTCGGTGAGCGTGGTGGTGCCAGACGCCGACGATCCAGACGAGTTCGTGACCGTGATGTCATAGTAAAACTCGCGCTGATTCCCGGCGTCAGTCGTAGTTCCCTTGGATGCCGTGAGCGCGTTGCCGCCAGAGTTTGTTGCGAGCGCTCTAGTGAGGCTGGGGTCTTGGCTCGGAACGGAGAGCATCGCGCTGCTCATGTTCCGCAGGCTGTCCGGGCCGAGAAACTGGTTCAGCGGGATCGTCACGCCAGACGGGCCGACGTTGAAATATGTCACCGTCTGCGACGACGCCGGTAGTGCCGCACCGCTGAGATAGAGGCATGGCGACGCGAACTGGACAACGACCGGCACGTTCGCCGTGAGTGTCACCGAGTCGATCCAGACGGCGCGGTAGTTGTAGTTGGCTGATCCGAGCGACCAGTCGCCGAACGGCAAACCGCCGGCGAAGTTGCGGCCATAGTAAAACAGTCTTGCCTGTCCGCCGTTATGGAACGGAAACCCCTCGTGCATGACGCGATCTTTGATCGCGGCCAGGCTCTTCGTTGGGAAACGTGCTGGCAGTCCGGATGGCATAGGTGTCCTCGTTTCAGTCGGCGAGCGCGGCGATCCAGAGCCGCGAGCCGTTGGGCCAGAGTTGGTAGACCGTGTTCGTCGCGCCCTTGTTCTCGTCTGCCGTCACTCTGACGGTCGTCAGCACGGAGGGCGTTCCGAGAGCGAGCATGGCCGCGTAGGTGGCGACCTGGGCGAAGGCGGCTTTGGCGTCGAGTGCAGCCTGAAGGCCGGTGATCGTCCCGACGGCCTGCGTCCCTGTGTGGGTCGAGCGGTCGCGGAGCTGGGCGTCTGTGGAGTTGGCCGTGGCGGCCGTCGCGATGCCGTTCAGCTTGGTCCGAAGGGCGGTAGTGAAGGCATAGACCTGGGGTGCGCCGTCGGCCGTGAACTGCAAGTAGCCGAGCGTGATCGCCTCACCGTTGATGGCGCTTGTTGAGCTATCGGCGCCGACGAACGTCTGGACCCCGTTGAGGTTTGGTGCGAACGTGCTTGGCTTACCCGTGATGCCGGCCCAGGTTGTCGTTCCGGCCGGGCCGGCAGCGCCTTGCGGCCCGGTGGCTCCGGTTGGCCCCTGCGGCCCGGCGGGCCCGATGCCGCCCGAAACAACCTCCACGGAGATTTCGGACCCAGCTTGTCCGCAGTCGGCCGAGACGATTATCTCGTCGCTCATGGTTTCACCGCTTCACGCAAACGACTCGACCGATGAAGATGGTCCGCTTCTTGTCGCCCGGGGCCGTCCATCGAAACGACCATCGCGGGCCGGTGGCCGCCGACAGGGCCGTGGTTTGCGACCGCGTCAGCGACAGGCTGTATCGCGTCGACGCCACGCCGCTGATCGTCAGGTACTCCGTCGAGATCGCGAACGTCTGGAGCACCGTGCCGGTCGCGCTGATGACGTCGGCCTCGACCGCATAGCCCGTCAGGTTGCCCTGAAACGTCAGCCGGAGCGGGAAGTCGTCGCCGGCGACGAATTCGAGGCGCATCGTCCGCGCCCGCTGGCCGACAGAAACGACTGATTGATCGCAGCACGGCACCGCTCACCTCGTCGCTCGGGGAATGACTCACCAGGGCGGGGCAGGGGGCCGCGCCGAGCTTGGGCATGCGCGGCCCCCTGCAACCGAACGTCAGACCGCGATCAGGCCGGGCAGAGCCGCACGCGGGCCTTGAGCTGGCCGGAGGTCTTGGCCACGGCCGCACGGCCGATCAACACGTCGGTGTTGGTCGTCGTGATGAGGCCCGAGCCGGCGTTCCAGTAGAGGAGCGCGCCGGCTGAGAACGTCGTGCCGCTGGCACAGTTGATGTCGAACACGCCCTGGACGTGGAGCGTGCCGGCGGTGCCGTTGGCTACCGGCACCTTGGTGCATCCGATCTGCGTGCCCTGCACGACCACCGCGCCGCCAGCAAGGTCGCTGCCGGCGGTGAAGTCGATCGTATCCGGGCCCGAAACGTAGTCCGCGACTGCCATGGGAAGGTCTTTCTTTCTGAGGTGTTGGGAATGGGTTGAAGGTCAGCCGATCAGGGGGCTCAGGCAGCGCCCTTGCTCTTCACCCCGGCGCGGTACTCGCCCAGGGCCACGCCGAAGTCGTAGAACACCCGCCACGAGACGCCGAGCGTTTCGGGGGTGGCGTCCATCCCGAAGAACTCGACGGTCGGGGTCTCCAGCCCGCCGAGATAGGCGATTTCGAGCGCGGCCACGTCGGCGGGGTCGCCGAGGAGATACCACGCGGTCGAGCTCGCCCCCGACAGCGTCGAGTTGGAGAGCCACGGCGACACGTAGGGCACGAACGAACCCTGCCAGACGTTCTCGTTGGGGGCCTTCGACGACGTGGGGCCGAGCAGGTACTTCGAGTTCATGAGGGCTTTCGCGGTCTCCTCAAGGGCCGTCGGCACGACGAGGATCTTCGGCTCGACCATGATCGGCAGACCGTCGGGGCCGACCTGGTCGCGGAACAGCTGCACCGCGGTCGAGAGGCTGGACGACTGGAGATTCGTCGAGGCACCCTCGAAGTAGTTGTTCCGCGCGGACGTGAAGAAGCTCGATCCGGCACCCGTGGCGTTGAGGGCCGTGAAGAGCACCTTCTCGCGGCTGTGCATCGCCTTTCGGCCGAGCGCCTGGGCGTTGTCGGCGAAGGCGTTGAGGTCGTCGTTGATGAGATCCTGCCGGGTGATGCTCAGCACCGCACCGCGGGTCTGCACCTGGCGAGTGCGCGACTCTTCGGCCATCCGGAGGTGCTTCAGCTCACCGTCCTTGCCGACGAGTTGGAGCTCGCCGTTCAAGGCCAAGCTGTAGACCGTGTTGGGCTGGAAGTTGTTGTGGCTCTTCTTCGCGGCGATGGCGGCCGCCACGCTGGGAGCCGTCTGGAACGCGGTCTGGATCGCCTTGTTGGCGACGTTGCCGACGATGCCCGAGAGCTCGCTCGTGGAGAACGCGGCCTTGATCCACGGCAGGGTTCCGGGATCGGCGTCGATCGACACGCCCTTGGAGGCGGCGATCTGCTCGGCGTGCCACCGCAGGCCACGCCGGCGGAGCTTGCTGGCCCGGTCGAGCGTTTCCTCGGTGTAGCTGTTCTCGACGTTCAGGCCGGCGGCCATGCACAGGCTCGCCTCGATGATCTTCTCGTTCACGGTGCTCTCCTTGGAGTGGATGGCCGGCAGGGCGGGCCGCGAAGCGCGGATCACCTCCAGCTCGACCTTGTTCTTGTCCCAGCCCTCGGCGATGGCCTTGGCGGCGATCGAGGAGTGCTTTTCGCCGCAGGTGGCCTGGATCATGCCGATGCGCTCGGCTTCGGCCGCCGCCTGGGCGCGGATGGTCGCCACGGTGCTGGCGGCGATGGCCGCGTCACCAGCGGAAGCCGCGACGGGCTCGCGCGGGGGAGTGTCGGTGGCGGCTGGCGGCGGGGTCTCCGTCACGTCGTCGTAGGCGACCTGGAGCGCGGCGGTCTGCTCCGGCGTGAGGTCCGCGTAGACGAAACCGAGCGATTCGACCCAAGCCTGGAAGTCCATGTTGCCCTCGTTGTTGGCGGCCGCAGCCGCGATGGAAACGGTCGTGGAAGCGTCCGCCCCGTTGGGCAGAATCGCGATATGGCGAAGACGGGTAGCCTTGAACAGCAGGAAGCCGGAAGGGCCGGCGGTGATGTCGCGGCCGTTGACGGTGACGGTCTGCCCCGGGCGAACGCGGGCCGGGGGCTCCGTGGGCTCGGCGCCGATGGAGGCCTGGAGCGGCACCCCTTCGCTCGCCAGGCGGATGGCCGTGGCCGCGATCGCGTTGGTGCGGGAGATCCGGCCGGTGGCCGTGAGCCGCTGGCCGTCGACGGCCTGGACGGTCGCGGAGCCGAGCGTTGCGGCCAGGGTGTTGGTGTGGCCGTCGAGCAGCACCACGGGGCCGTCGGCCTCGACGCCGGCGACATCGCACACGAGCGGGCCGATGCCGGCCACCGACATGACGCCGCCGTTGTAGGCCTCGATGCTGACTGCCACCGGGGCGTCGGGGTCGGCCTGAGCCGCCTCGATCTGCACGATCGCAGCGGCGTTCAACGTGAACGGCTGCGACGCTGCCGCGAGGATCATTCGGTCACGGCGTCGGCGGGCGCGGCGATCCATCATCGGCCTCCCCCGGCCGGAACGGCCGCTTGTTCAGCGAGATCGGACAGGGCCCCGGCACGGCTGGCGGCCGTGGTGACGGCGGTCGAGTCGGGCAGCGCGAGCCCGAGCTCGCCGAGCAGGGCACGCTCGCGAGCGATCTGCCGCATGCCGGCTTCCCAATCCTTGCCGCGGTTCGCCCACTCCTCGGCCAGCGAGGTCGTGAGGTTCCCGAGCCGGGTGGCTTGGGCGTTGGCTTCCTTGTTCGGGTCGACGTGCTCGCGCCCTTCCCAAATCCACTGGTGGGTGCACTCGGCCAGCGGCGGGAACCCGTCGGGGATCACGCCCGGCTCGCGGGCGGCTTCGTCGAGCCACGCGGCGAAGATGCGGTCGATGACCTCCTCCTCGACTTCGGAGTGGTCGACGTGCTGGGCCCGGCCGAACATCTGGTTGTCGAGGCGGCCGGAAGCGTAGTTGTAGGCCGACGAGTTGCCCCGCGCGATGTTGCTGGGCACGTTCTCGCAGCGGGCCGCCTCGTCGATGAGCTCCGCCTTGAACTCAGAGTAGGTCGTCGTCGGCTGCTCCGCCTTCAGCTGCTCGAGGCGGTAGCCGCCGGGAAGCGTGGTGAACATGTTCCGCTCGAACTCGACCGCCTCGAACGCCTCGCCCTCGACCGATTCGCCATCGTCGGGGGCGCCGTCCGTGTAGAGCACCCCGGCCTGCATAGCGGCGGCTTCGGCGGCGCCGAGCACGGCCAGGGTGTAGCGGCGGAGCTTCGAGAAGAGCGGCAGGGCCGGGGCGATGATCGACACGCCGCGCTTCTGGCCGGGCCGCTCCAGGCGGAACCAGTGGATCACGTAGGCCGCATCGACCTCGTCCACCTCCATGCTGTGCAGCACGTCACCCGGGTGGGTGCGGAGGATGTGGTAGGTCTCGGGGTTCCCAAACGCGTCGAAGACGATCCCGTCGACGGCGTTTTCGTTGACGAGCCCGGGGGTCGTGACCTGGTCGGCCTCGACCAGCCGCAGGTCGAGTTTGATCGGGTGGTTGATTTTGGGGTTCGACACGAGCACGGCGAAGGCCTCGCCGTCGCGGCTCAGGCACTGCCGCATGCACCGCAGCTTCCGGGCGAGCTTCGCGGCCTTGGCCCACGATTCCCACTGCCGTTCAATGGGGGCCGCGTCGAAGCCCTCGGGGGCCGCGACCTGGAGCGTGGGACCGGTGCCGATCAGGTCGTTGGCGACCGTGCGCACCAGGCCCGCGGCATAGCAGTTGTTGGCCACCTCATACCGGGCGCGGCTGCGGATCGTCTGCCGCACCAATGGCGACATCGACGCGTTGGCGCTCAGCTGGTCGGCGGCCGCCCAGTGCTTGCGGTTGTCGTCGGTCGTGCGGGCGGCATCGTAGCCGGCGCGGATCACCCGCACGGCCTGCCGCACCACGCGGCGCGGAGCCGAGAAAGCGCCGAGGATGGTGGCGAACAGCCCCATCAGACGGCCCCCGGGGGAACGATCCGCGTGAATCGCATTCCGCGGTGGGGCTTGGCCTGGGCCCTTTTGCTGGCGAGGTAGCGGTCGGCCGCGATCTGGTCCTGGATCGCGTGTTGCTCGAAAGACCCCTGGTCGCCCGTGGCCTTTGCAGGCCCGGATGCGTTCTCGCGGATCGCGTTGGTGATGGTCTCGTCGGGCACGCGCCGTACCTCTGGAGTTGATTTCTCCACAGAGAATCAACGCAATCGGCGCGCGAAGTGGCGGCGCGAATCCTCGGATTTTCGGAAAAGTGCCATATGTGGCACTGAGCCGGCCCGGGGCGGGGCGTATCAGCCAGTTCTGGCACTCACGGCATCCGCCGCTTCACTGCCGCTTTGGTGGTCGACTCGTGGGTCGTGAGTCGCCGCCCGCAGTGCCTGCACTCCTTGTAGCGCCGCACCATGCCCTCGCGCACGCGCCGGGTGTGGGTGGTCCGGAGATCCTGGCATCCGCACCCCCGGCAGCGGATCCCGACATCGTCTGTCGCGCTCATGCCGTCCCCCGTTTCCTGGCTTGGAGTTCTGCGAACGAGACCCGCTTCCGCTTCGCGCCCCGAAACCCCTCGGCCCCCGCCAGCCGCACGCCGAGCATCGACGCCGCCACGGCGCAGCCGGTGAGGCAGTCGAGGAAGTGGTTGTCGGGCTTGCCGGGCCGCTCTTTCCACTCGTCGACCGTCCGCCCCTTGGCCGTGTTGGTGACGCGCGTTTCGGCCGTCAGCTGGTCGGCGAGCATCCGGTGCCACTCGGGCTTGTCGCCGAAGAGCGACAGGCTCCCGGCGTCACCTCGAGGAACGGCGAGCCGCGCGTGCACGAACGACTTCCAGTAGTTCACATCCATCTCGACGTTCCGGATGATGCGTTTCTTCGCCGTGGCCTGGACGCGCCAGTAGTGGCCCACCAGGTCGCCGGGCTTCTTCGCGTACATGGCAAACGGCGTTTGCGAGGCCTTCACGCCGTACCCTCGCGATGGCATGACGATGCCGTGGAGGCCCGACTCGTGGCAGAACTGGTAGACCGCGTCGGGCAGATAGCCGGCGTCGACGATCGCCCGTTCGATGCGCATCACCGAACCATCCTCCCGCTTCCACTCGCGGGCGAACTGCTCCTGGTGCAGCATTCGGAGTCCCTCCATCAATCGCCCTTCCGGGCTCTTGGCCTTGGTGACATCCGACAGCCGCTTCGTGATCTCGCGGAGCGTGAAATACATCCGCCGCTGATCTGGGAAACAGCCGTAGTCGACCACGTAGCCCGTGAAGGTTTCGTCCCACGCGCACACCATCCAGTAAAGCGCCTCTCCCTGGCAGTCGCTGAACATCGTGAGCCGCGTGCACCCCAGCGGGATCGTGCCGCGTTTCTTGCCGCTGAGCTTCTCGGCGATCTCTTGGGCGCTCAGGTCGGTGGCCTCGACCTGCACCTCCGGGATCGGTTCGTTCTGGTACTCCGCCGCGAATGCCCCCTCGCCGCGGTCGATGCGGATGTTCCACGCGTGCTGGATGGCCGAAATCTCGTCGTCGTGCTTCCGCTCCGGCCACGCGACCTCCGCCCCTTCGTCCATCGCGGCGCGGTTCTTGCGATAGAACGCGTCGGCGGCCCCCGTGCCGGTTCCGTCGCGCTGCCCCTTCCGCCGCAGCTCGGCGTATTGCTCCCACAGCTCGACGTTGGTCGGCCACGCGTAGACGAGTTTCATCCGCTGGCCCTGCCACGCCGGATGCCGCTTCCGGTCGAGCAGCCGCTCCGCTAGGTCGTCGGGGCTCACCACCGTCACCGTGGCGAGTCCGGCGATCCGCACGTTGGGGCCGGCGAGCCCGAGGATCGCCCCTTTGAGCACCCGCTCGCGGTCGGCGACCTGCTTGGGGCTTCTCGCGGAGTCGTCCGTTTGCGGGTCGTCGATCAGCACCAGCGATGGGCGGATCGTTTTCCCGTCTCGCGGCCGCTTCGCCTTCATGCCGCGGACGGCTCCGGTGATGCCGGCGACCTTGATGATTCCGCCCGATGCGTCCGACCCCGGAATCGTCGGCAGGCGGATCTCGCGATCTTTCCAGATGATGTACGTCGCCTTGGCCTGAAATGTCTGGCCGCGTGCGCGGTTGTTGATCCGTTCCATTTTGACGATCGGGAACACGATCTCGGGAAAGTCGGCGAGGAGAAGCTCGTTCGTTTCGTATTCGGTTTTCAGCGAGTCGAGCATGCCGGCCGCGTGATCCTCGGTGGATCCGATGATGGCCGTGAAGTCTCGGTGCCCGTAGTTTTTCGCCCACTCGGCGGCCACTTCGACGATGCTCGTTTTTCCGCTCCCGCGCGGCATTGCGAATGCCAGGAGCTCGCCGTCGAGCACGGCGGCCTCCACCGCTTTGAGCACCTTCAAGTGGTCGGCAGACCATTTCAGCGAGAATGTCGCGGAGTGGTACGTTTCGCAATACAGCTTGAAGTTCCGCCGACAGGCATCACGCCGCTTTTGGTTTTCGACCGGCGGCAGCTCGCCGATGTCGCGGCCGGATTTACTGGCGGCCTTGTCGCGTGCCGCCTCGCGTTGGCGACGCGTGTTGTGCCGCTTGGCTGACTTGTCTACCCGCGTCGAGCCGTTCCCGCCGAACAGCGTCACAGGCCGATCTCCGTGATGTTTTTCAGCACCTTCCGGGCGCCGTCGAAGTCGCCGACCTCGAGCATCCTGCGATACAGCTCACGGTAGGACACGAGCACCCAGCCGCGGAGTGCGTCGGAATCGGGCGTGCCCTCGCTTGCAAGATGAGCGCGCACCAGTGCCATCGTCTCGCGATGGTCGGTCGTGGGGTATTTGGCGCGGAGCGCTTCGAGGACGTCGTGCTCGCTCGCGCCGCTTATCAGCCATTGGATGACGGCGATCGGCGGCGGCGGCGCTGGTTCATCCGTGCTTGTGCCACCATGCGGTTGCGTTGGTGTGACTTCCGTCAGCGATGTTTCGCTTTTGCGTTTTCCAGACATCGTCCATGGCCTCCATGAGAAACGCCGCGAGCTCAGGGTCGTGGGCGACCGTGAAGTCTTCGAGCCGCGGGTTATGGTTTAGGTTCATGCTCGTCCGTGAGACAACCTGCCACCGTTCATTCCGAATCACCGAAAACTTCGCGTGCGTCCGCGTGACGCGGATTGCGTCCGGGCCGAATGCCTCCCGGATTCTGGCGGCCAGCTGCGGGGCGCGGCGAACGAACGTCACATCGACCAGCCACCGGGCCGCAGTGAGTTTCCCGGATGCGATCATGTCGAGCATTTTCGACACGTCGGTGTTGGCGGCGGTCCAGGTGGATACGTGGAGCTCTGCGGGCCCAGTGATTTCGACAATGGCCTGGATCATGTCGGTCAGGGAAAACTGGCCTTTGGTGAGTCCGAAGATCTCGCGGCCGTCGAGGTTCAGCGACGACACCGCGGCCGCAGCGGATTCGGCTCGGCGAAGATCGTGGATTTCGCGTTTCCGCTCGCGCACCAGGGCGACATGCCCGCGGCGGATCACGTCCGGATCGACGACGGGTTCGTGTTTGTCGAATAGCAGCGGGTTTTGGCGAAGCGGCGGCACGTCTGGCATGGTGGTATCCGTGTGGAAACTAGGTTTCTCGGGGGTCGTTTCGCGGCTGGTAGGATTCGGCATCGCTCCGCAGCACCAGGAACACGCCGTCGACCTCGACGTGTTTGATTCGGTTTTCGTGGATGAGCCGGCGAATGTAGGCCCGCGTCACGCCGGCCAGTTTCGCGGCGGTTCCGACTCGAACGTAGTGGGCAGGATCGATTCGCATGGTCAGGCGGGGATAGCGTGTTGTTGAACCGGCGAGGACACCGGGCTGGTGAATCCGCGGTCGGTGAACAGCTGCACGTCGGCGGGATCGGTCCCGTCTACTCGCACAATCCTCCCCGCGTCGTCGGCGAGGAAGTAGCTTCCGACGACCGGGCGGCCGGTCCGACGATAGCGAAGGTTCGCGGCGTTCCGCGGTCCGCCGTCGGCGGGAACTTCGCCGGCCACGCGGTAGGCAAACCGTCGCTCCAGCTCGAGCGATTCCATTTCGGCGACGCGGGCGGCGTGCTCGGCTTCCGCGCGAACGCGGTTTCCGTTTGACGCGGTTCGTCTGCCGTATCGGGCCGCCCCGGCGCAGACGACGCCCCAAAACTCCACCGCTCCGGTTTCGCCGTCGGCGCACCGAGCCCGGACCGCGACGCGGCGACGGGGGCAGTTCGTCCCGCAGTGCTCGCATTTTCCTTCGTCGGCCATCCCGAGGATCTCGATCTTCGTCATGATTCGCGTTCCATTTCGTGGTACGTACATCGTATCCGAATGGATACTATACGTCAACCGGATTCCGATGGTTCGATCGGATTTTTTGGGGTGGGCCAAGTCTCTGCCGACGGGAGGGCAATCCGCAGGCCGTGGCCCCGCCGCCGCCTGGCCGGGAGAACCTATTTCGTCCGTCAGCCGCCGCCCAAGCCCCGCGCCTCCATCCGCTCGCGGAGCGACGCGAGCCATCCGCGGAGCGTCGCGCGCGGCACACCCATCACGCGGGCCGCTTTGGTGAGCGTCATGGATTCGAGGAGAGCACAGAGCCTCCGAACTTCCGGCGACTCCCGCGACAGGCACACGTCGATATCGTGCCGCAGTTCCAGTTGCTCCTGGTCGGTGATCCGGTCTCGCGACGCGATGCCGGAGTGGGCCGACACCGTCGGAAGATTCGAGCACCGTCGCGCGGCTCGATCGTGTCGGACGATTCCCGCAAGCGCGTGCCGGATCGAGACGACGACAACCGCCCACGGGGCCCGGCCGTCCCGGATCTCCGCAGACACCGCAAGCATCACGCGTTGAGCAACGTCCTCGGGGTCGGCGTCCATCCGTGCCGAGAATCGTGCCGCCGCCCGCGTCGCGTATCGCAGCACGTCCTGGGCCGCGGGCACGGTGGACATCATGCGACACCACCCGCCAGATGGAATGTGGCCTCGTGCTCGGTCTGCTCGAGGTCGTGCGCCGTCACCGCCACGGCCAGGGCCGCCCATCGGTGCTGGCTGATCCCGAACAGCGGGCCCGGGTTTTTCTTCGTGCCGACCTCCCCGAACCGATCGATCAGCGCCTGTCGGATGTTTCCATCCTTCGCCCGTGGCGACGCGCACAAGTGCAGTTTCACATCGCGACGCGGCACCAGGCGGAACGGCTTCGCGTGCTCGGAGAGCACACCCACCGCGAACACCGTCTCGAACACTTCGCGGCCGACAGCCATTCCGAACGACTCGACCCATTCGCACGCGATGGTGGACGATGCCGAATCCAGGTGAAGGGCGAGATCCCGATTCAGCATGTCGCCGCACGAGACCACCCGCTCGCCGTCCCAGACGACGAACGCCGACTCCCGCGGTCCCGGGTCGATGCCGATCACCATGCTCGCCTCCATGCGTGCTTCTAGCGTCTATGCCAAGCGCAACTTCGACAAGGGCTAACCGGTGCCTACCTTCGGCGAGCTCTTCGCCCGCCAGGCGGAATACTGCTCATCCGTCATGTTCCTGCACGCGTCGTCCCTCCACATGAGCGTTGAGACGACGGGCGACCGTTGCTGGTAGTCCGGCCGGCTACTGGTGGCGCCGCCACCTTTTTCCTGGGACTTCGTCAGCCACCGCAAAACGAAAGCCCGCCATTGCTTTTTGTGGGCCTTTGCGGGGTTGGCTATGAGCCACTGGTGCATCCGAGCAAGCTCGGCCCGGAGATCGCAAGCAGGAAACGCCACGGCCCACTGGCCTCGGTCAGCGTCCGCGATTCCCTGCCATCCGCCATCCGGTGTCCACCGAATCGCGTCATGGGTCCGCGGACGCTTCCGCCTTTGCGGAGCGTCCGTGGAAACAACAGGCGCAGCCTGTTGTTCTTTCTGTCCCTGGGTAAGGGGAAGGGGAAGGGGAAGGGTGGCATAGGAATCGCATTGCGATCGCAATGCGTCACGCATGCCCGACGCATGCGAATCGCAATGCGTCACGCATGCGCCGCGCATGCCGTTCGCATCCTCCCACCTTGCCTGGGCCGCCTTTTGTGCCGCATCCCGTCGCTTATCTGCCTGCTCCAGGGCGTAGGTTCGCTCACGCTCAAGCCGGAGGTGCGAAAGCCGCTCCATCGGAGTGCCCTCATCGAGCACCACCAGGCGGCGGCGGATTGCCTGCCAGTCGGTAGGTGTCATGCCTCCACCGATCCGGCAGCACGTTTCCACGTCGTTGGGTAACCCGCCGTGTTCCCAGGCGTAGTAAAGCAGACGGTGGTACGCCCCAAACTGGGCGTTTGTCATGTCCACGCATGACGAAACAATGTCGGCGACAAACACGCCCAGCACCGGTATACGTTGACGCTGAGGCCTCATACGGCACCCCAGTTCATTTCGTGGGCAATGCCATCATGGTCGATGATCGACAGGCCCGGGCCTCCGTTTCCGTTCTTCTGCCAAAGCCTGCTTAGGAGGCGGTGGGTTTGCAGGTTATCGATCCGGTTTGCCGTCATGCTGTCCAAAATCATTGAGTGGAGATCGTCCTGCTGATCTGGAGTAGAGTCTTCGATGAGCGAATGAAGGTCACGCGCAAGCGCCGCGGCCTTTACCGGGTCGAACACCTTCTCGACCTTGAGGCTTCCGCGAATCGGAGGGACAGGCCGTCCTGTCTCCCTAATCTTCGGCCGGCGCCCGATCTCTTTGAGCCACTGCGGCAGGTCGTCGTCTCGCATCCTTGCTCTCCCTATGTGATTCAATCCCGAGGCCAGCACGCGCAGTTCCGGCACCCCGGTAGCTGCCGATAGATCGCGCCATACGCGAAGTCGTATGCGCGCTCCGATCTGAGCAACGTGCTCTCAGCGCTCCATCCGACGAGCCTCACCAGCTGCGGCTTGTAGAGCTCGCACCACACCTCGTTCGCGCAGAACCAATCCGATAGATTTGAATGTGCCATGAGAGCCAGGCGCATGAGCACGCGCAGCCTTGGCTCAAGCTCAAGGATCTTCTCAAGCGTGAGCGTGTCGTCACCGGCCATTCGTTTTTGCCTTTCAGTTTCGTCCGCCTTCAGCGCCCCTAACCTCGTCTGCCCGTTGCTTGAAACGCCGCAGCCCTTCGGCCAAATCTGGACGCTCTCTCATGGCCCATTCAATCGGCACTAGCACTTTGTTTCCGTGCGCGATCGTCGATTCGCCGTCAAATGAACAAGCGAGAAACGCACTATTCGCACTCATTCCCAGCATCATGGAGTTCACAAATAGTTTTCCGTCTTCCGAGTAGGCGCAGAGGCCAAGCCCGCGAGGAAAGTTTTTTGGTCTCGCCATGGGAGTCAGTTCAAACACTTCCATTCTTCGCCCTCCACAACCGCCCCCCGGCCGTCCCGTGCCCCTTTGCCCGCGTCACGAACCCCACGGCCTCGATCAGCCCGCCCCCGGCGAGGGACTTCAACACGGGCCCGAACGCCCGGCCGTCGTGCGGCACGATCCCGGCGCGGGTGCAGTGGTCGACCAGCTGCTCGCCGCTCCGGGCCACGCCGTCGGCCAGGAGTTCGAGGATTGCACACCGGGCCGCGGCCGCGTCGAATCCGGCAACGCGCTCGGCCTTGGCGAGACAGGCCTCCCCGGCGGCGGCGCCGGTGGCCGCGGGCTTCGCCTGGGTGAACAGCGGGCCGAAGTCTGGCGGCGGGGTGATCCAGTGTGGCGTGCTCATCGCAGTTCCCCCCCGACTCGGTGCCGCCCACCCATCGGCAGGCACTTCCCGGATCGCCACTTCGACACCTTTGAGAACGTCGAAACGTCTGGCTCGGCCATGCGCTTCTCGATGTGGATCCTCCGCAGCTGGGCCGCGATCGCTTCGACGGCCGGGGCCAGCTCCAGGCCCGCCATGCTCGCGGCATCCTCCGCCGGGCTCACGATTGGCTCCTCGCTCCGGATCATGCCGCGCCCTCCGTGAGAAACCGCATCCGCTCGGCGATTAGACGCCTCAGCACCCGGTCGTGGGCCCGCGACAGCGGCCACTCCTTCCGGATCGCGTCCCAGTGCTCAAGCTCGCTCACGCTCGCTGACGTGCGAACGTGGCGGTCGAGCCGCTCATAGATTTTCTGCTCCGGCATCGTGTCGGCGATGTTCATGTTCTCTCCTTTGCTGCGGCGATGACCGCCTTTCGGTGCTCTTCCGTGTAGTGCCAGTGGCCGTACCGCTTCACCGTCGGCGGCGGCAGCGGAGCGAGGATCCGGCGGATCTGATACCGCGTGAGCCGCGCCCCGGCGTGAAATGCCGCGGCTTCGAGGTCCGACATTCGGAACCATTCCCGCTTTCCGTCCTTCCGCATCTGCCCGAACGTAGGCCAGTAGGTCATGCCACGCCCTCCGGGGTCCGCTTTTCCAGGCTCACGTTCCGCTCGTCGAGCTCGCGGTTCACGTCGCGGAGGATTCCGATCAGCGACCGCTGCATCGCGTCGGATTTCCGGAGCCGCTCGATCTCTTGCTCGGCATCCGATGCGACGCATCTGGCCGCGTCGCGGTCGGCCTCCATCCGTTCCAGCTCGGCCTGCATCCGCTCCAGTTGCTCCAGGAGGTCGAGGTTGAACACCCATCGAACGAAGTGCCGCATCATGCGTCACCCTCCTCGTCGTCCTGGTCGTCATCGGGCTCGCCGCTGGAGTCGGCCGCAGCCGCATTCCGCGATTGCTCCTGCCGGCCGATCCAGTCGAGGATCTGGTCTTCCCACTTCTCCGCGACTGCCCGACCAATCCCTGGGAGGTCTTGAACTCCTCCGGGGAAGTCCGTGTACCGGCCAGACCGCAGTTCCTCAAAATCCCCAACGGTGAAGATTCCTTCCGCGTCAAGCAGTTCCGCCTGGCGGTCGGTCAGCGTCAGGGCCTCGCCGATCTCCGTCTGCATGAAATCGTCCGCGAGCGGAAGACCCAGCTGCGGATCCGGGCCGCGGCGGATCGACTCGCGGAGCCGCGACACCGCTTCGCTCCACAGGCTTTTCGCCGCGCTGGCCGCGGACTTGGCCGCCTCATACTCGCCTTCCAGGCGGTCGCATGTGGATTCCAGCGAGCGGATCTCCCGGTAGTGCTTCGACTCGCGATCCGACATCGTCGCGACGGCCTCGACGCCGGCCGCGGGCTTCGACTTCTTCTTGCTCATGCGTCACCCCCGACAGTGGAAAGGGAAGCCCCGTGCCGCATCCGGACGGCCTGGGCGTGGTTGGCCAGCCGGCGGCAGATGGCCGCGAACTGGCTCTCGGTGAACAGCAGCGCCCGGCGGTTCGTGCCGACCGGGGTCACGCCGAGCGTGCCGCCGACGAACGCGGCCGACATCGTGATCCCGAGCCGGGTGTTGATCTCGCCCAGACTCAGCGTCGCCGGTTCGTTGGCCGGATCGGAATCGTCGGAATCGCCCTCGCTCAGAACGGCCCCCGTGGCCGGTTCGATGACCGGATCCCGGCGCGGGGCCGCCCGCTTCTCTTCCTCGACCCGAGCACGTTCCGTAGCCCATCGAATGGCCGCTTCCTTGGCCGCTTCCGTGGCCGCTTTCTCCCGCTCGGCGGCCTCCGCTGTGGCCTTGGCCAATCGGCCCCCCACGATCTCGCGGAACGCGGCCGGCTCCATGCCCACCAGCCGCCCGGCGTCGGGGAAGAGCGACTCGCGGCCCGCGGCCAGGTCGTGGAGAGCCGCGGCATTCGTCCGCACCACCCGGGCCGCGGCGTCGGCCGCGATCTTCGCATCCGCCAGGGCGTGATCGACCGCGTCGTGCATGGCGGTGATCGACCGCTTGCCCTTGATGGCCCCGGCGAAGTCCGCGACCACGCCGGAGACCGTGAAGGGCTCCACCTCCGCGGACAGCGTCGCCAGGTGCTTCGCCAGTGCCCGCTTGGCGTCGGTGACGATCGCGATTCTGATCTCGTCCTTCCGGGCCTTCACGAGCTTTTCCAGGTCGAGCCGCACACGGCGCGACTCGGCCGCGATGTCGTCCATCGTGCGGAAGAGCTCCTCGATCGACACGGTCTGGCTCAGCGCGTGCCGCTTTTGGGCCTCCAGCCGCTCCTCGACATCCCGGCACCACTTCACCGACAGCTCTGCGTCCGCGAAGTCCTGGTCGGTGGCCAGCGTCCGGTTGACGCTTCGGATGGCCGCCAGGGCCGTTTCTCGAAACGCCGGGAGGTTGCTCGCGATGACCGCCCCTTCGACCTCGATCCGCAGGGCCGGGAGCGTGTCGGGCGAGGATCCGACGACGGCCGGCGCCGCGTCGGCCTCGACCTCGAACGTCCCTAGGTCGCGGACGAACTGCGCCCAGCCGTCGGCGATCAGGCTCCGGAGCCCGTGATCCGGCAGATACCAGCGGTGGTGCTCCTCGATCAGATTCCCGGCACCGTCCCAATCCGACGCCATGAACAGCACCCGCTCGGCGCCGCTCACCAGCAACTGCTGCTCCATCTGCACCCGGTAGTGCAGGGGCAGATCGGCCCCGGTCTGGAACGCGGCCCGCAAGTCGGCGTTGAGGGCCTTGTGCTCGAACGCGGCGTCCTCGGCCAGCGTCAGCCCGTCGAAACTCGCCGAGAATCGGCCATTGGTCCCCGTCACCGGATAGAGCGGCTCCCCGATCACCTCCTCCGCCAGCGGCCTCGCGAGCGCCTCGAGCCGGTGGCCGTTGTTGAACCGCTTCTGCGCCGCGGCGTCGACCTCCGGCGTGAGCCCCGTTTTCACTTCCCGCAGCAGCTGCCGGCGGCTCTTGTAGGGCGAGCAGCCGAGCATCGCCGGGGCGTCGGACGCGTTGAAATGCTGCGCCCGGTGGGCGAGCCATTCGGGCGAGCCTTGGGCGAGCGATACGATGTTCATCGGGCACCCCCTTCCACGTCGGCCGCAGGCTCCCAGGCGTCGCCGCGGTCGACGGCCACGGCGTCGATGATCTCGCCGTCGGGGGCCACCGCCGCGCCGAGAAGCATGATCTCGTCTCTCTGGCCGACGGTCAGCGACCACCGCGTGCCGGCCATGGCCAGGAGCTCGTCGGCCGTTTTCTTGCCGGCGTCGACCGCCTTCCGCCAGGCCGGGAACTGCTTCTGCCACTCGGCCTCCGACAGCGTCGGCAGCTGCTGCATCGCGCGCGGCTCGGGAACGACGTTTCGCGTCTCGCGGAAGTCGGCCGCCTCCGCTTCGTCCGGTTCCATGATCCCGGAGAATCCGAACGCGTAGCGGATGCCCTGGATGACCGCCTTGTGCCGGAGCATCCGGTGGGCCATCTTCCACGGGTCGGTCGGCCGGATGCACTCCGCCAGATACTCCGTCACGACGATCGGGTGCGACCGATCCTTTCGGTGGACGCGGGCCGTCGCCGAGACGAGCTTCCCAGCGTCGTCGTGCTCGAACTCCACCTCCAGGCCGTCGAACTGGGGATGGTTGTTGGCCATCGTGAGCCAGCCGTCGACCGACACGATCGGCTGAATGCCGCCGCCCTTTCGCGGAAACGCGAATATCTCCCTGGTGGCGGGATTCAACGCGTATTCCTTGGCCACGAGCAGGAAGTGGGCAAACTCCTCGCGGGTGGCGCCGGCCAATCCGCAGGTGGCCCGCACCGTGGCCTCAAACGCGGCCGGGTCCATTTCGTATCGCTCGGCCATCGCCACCGTCACCGACCGCTTGGCCGGCTGCACTGCAATCGCGGAATCGCTCATCGATCACCCCCCTCATAGATCAGCCGCTGGACCTGCTCCCAGTGCCGCGCGGCCGAGCGGCCGCCGAACGACATGGAAGCGACGAACACCACCGACGCCGACGCCAGGGCCACGCCGCTGGCCAATCAGATCACGAACGCCGCAATCATTGGTCACCCCCCTTTGCGTTCAGGCTGGCCCGCACGTTGCGGGCCGAATCCTTGACGATCACCCGGAGCATCGGATCCTGCCGATAGCACCGCGAGCCCACGGGTAGCTCGCTCGAAAACAGATCCTCGACGGCCCGCACCAGGCGGAGCACTTGGGCGTTGAAGATCGCGGTCGCGTTGGGCCTGACGTTGTTTTTCGCCCGGTTCAGCTGTTTCACGACGGAAGCCTCCGCACGATCTGGCTTTGCGAGACGAGCATTTCCCAGCGCTCCAGGCAGGTTTCGACGACGACATCGCCGCGGGTCGTGACCTGGATCACCCAGGCCGCGGTCGTCTGGCGAAAGCCCCGCTCGGGATCGACGAACAGCACCAGGTCGCCGCGGCACAGGCCGCGTTGCTCCTCGACCTCGGCGAAAGCCCCGTCGGCCTCCGCATCGCCCGGCTGGCGGTCGTGCGCAGACGCGATCGGGCTCAGTCGACTCGCGGCCTGTCCCCGTCCCTCACCATCGCCTCGTAGAGCTCTTCGCGAAGGATCTCCGTGCTCGAGTCCGCCTCGAAGCCGAGCCAGACCTTCCCGCCGCGCACCTCGATCAGCGTCACACGGATCGGCCCGGAATCCGGCGGAATCACCACAATCCGCTCGCCCACGGTTCGGAGGAGTTTCAGCATCCCGGGCGCCCTCCATGGCGACCGGGGCTGAATGCACCCGCAGGAGTCGACGGATCCTCCGTCGGTGCATCCTTGCAAACATCCTGCGGATGCGACGTTGTGCTGGCGTCCATCTGGCGAACTCCTTCGCCATGCTCTCGTCGATGAGTCGCTCGTCGAGCGGCTCGGCCGTGAATCCCGTGTTGAATCCCGCGATGCGATTTCGCATGGCGTGCTCCCATGAAACGGGACGCCACGCTGCTGGCCGTGCGTGCGGTCATGTTGGCATCCCTTGCCTGGAGAAGTCCGTTTTCGCTCCGCGTGATGCGTCGCGGTGATGCCCACCGCGGGCGTCACGAGGAGGAGTTGTAGGAACTCTCAAAACTTCTGTCAAGCAGTTTTCGGAAAGTGCCAAAACCGCTAGAATCGTGCACGCTACGGCATGGAGGGACCAATGCTGGCAGGGCTGACAGCGACGGAAATCCGCGAGGCCGCGGAGGAGCTCTATTGCCCCGACGCGTTTCGTGACGCGCCGGGGCAGATCTTCCTCGACCAGTTCGAGGCCGCGGATCCGCCGACGACGTTTCTCCGCGTCTCGTTTCGGCGGTTCACCGAGCGAGCCGCGCGGAAGCTCACCGAGCTCGGCGCCGTGCTCCAGGAGCGACACGGCGAGCAGTCGAATCTGGTTTTCTGCGTCTACCTCGGTACGATCGACCCGACGACGTTGGCGCGGCATTCGATACAGATGGCCGATCGGTGAACGGCGTGAACAGAGCCGATGGCTGTCCCGGTCGGGAAAGAAGTGGCCAGGGTGGTGGCGAAGTGATCGGAAATGTCCCGTCCGGGAAAGACGAGAGAACGCCAGAGATGAATGGCTGCGAACACAGGAGCATGAGACATGACAGACGAGAATGAGCAGTCCATTCCATCGCGTGGTTCTCAAGGGGAGCCAGTCGCGTGGGGTGTAGCCACCAGTGGCGGGTTTGTGGTCTATGCGATGCGAACCAGATCAGAGGTGGCTAGGTACGTTGCCGACGAAACTAACATTGTTCCGCTCTACCGCTCGCCCACGCTCACCGCCGAGGAGCGGGAGGCGATCAACTGGGTGCTCGGAGACGTGGCCGACATCACCGGGCCTGTGGAGGACACGTTGCGGGGGCTGCTTGAGCGAACGAAGTGAGAACGCCAGCGATCAGCGGCCCGCGACCGCTGACTTACTATTTCGGCAGACGGCATCGCGGGTCCGTTGCATCGCGTGGTTATCCCGATTGCACCTTTAGGAGAACGACATGACGAACGTCGAGAAGCATCTTGCAAGGCTTGGCTTGAAGGTCCGCGACCGCGTGACCGGCATGGAAGGCGTGATCACCGGGGTGAACTTTGACCTCTACGGGTGCATCCAAGCCATCCTGCATCCGGGCATGGACAAGGACGGAAAGGTCCGCGACACGCTATGGTTCGACATTGCACGGCTCGAAACCATCGACGAGAAGCCGGTGATGAGTCGGCCAGACTTCGACGCCGGGCCGGTGGCATAGGGACTCAAGGGGCCGGGCGAAAAGCCTGCGTTCTTGAGGGGATAACACGCAGGATCAGGAGCATCGCATGAGTGATTCAACTACACCGCAGGACTCGGCAGCGATGCCTCCTGCATCCGCTGGTTCTCACGTTGAACTGCACCGCGCCGTCCGCGCGTTGCTGGACGGCGTGAACGCCCGCTACGCCAAGAACCCGCGAGAGTGGAC